GAAGGGCGCCGGCGGCCTGGCCGCCAAGGCGGCGAACGCGGCCGCCGGAGGCGGTCCGAAGGGCGACGCGGCCGCCGGACAGATGGGCTCCGCCGTGGCGGCCCTCGGGACCGCCGCCATGGTCCTCAACGAGCTCGTGCAGCTCTTCATGTCCCTGAGCAGCAACGCGGCCACCCTGAACAAGGCCCTGACCTCAGGGATCGGGCTCGCTGGCGACATGGGGGCCGGGGCCGGAGAGTACACGAAGGCCCTCAACAACATGCGGACCGCGGCCATGCAGTCCAGCGGCGCCCTCGTCCGCTTCGGGATGGACGCCGAGGGCTCCCTGAGGACTGTCGGCGCCTTCGCCAAGGAGGCCTCCGGCTCGATAGTCCAGACCGAGAAGATGCTCCGCGACATGGGGAAGGGCGACTTGAACGTCGGGCTCGTGAAGTTCGCCAAGGACGCGCAGCTCTATGGGAAGGCCCTCGGTGTTTCGTCCGAGGACGTCGCGAAGATGATGGGCGGGTTCGTCACCGAGATCGGAATCAGCGCGGACAACGTGCAGACCACGATGGGGAACATCGTGAAGCAGGCGGCCCAGGCCGGCATGCCCGTCCACAAGTTCATGGACATATTCCACGAGGCCGTCCCGAACCTCGACCTCTTCACCAACCGGATAGAGGAGCTCACCGGGACGATGAAGCTCCTCTCCAAGACAATGGACCCGAGGTCCGTGAAGGGGTTCATGCAGGCGTTCGGCAAGGGCTTCGACCAGATGGACTTCAAGCAGCGCCTGAAGATGGTCTTCGTCGTCGGCCCCGGGAAGATGGCCGACATCATGAACAAGGGCGTGAAGAGGGCGACCGCCGCCATAGGACAGGAGCTCGGTCCGGACCTGTCGAAGAAGATGACGACCGCCTTGCAGGGGAACGACCCGATCAAGGCCATGAGGGACGTCGCCGGCGAGGCGATGGCGAAGGGCGTCCCCGGGGCCACGATCGAGGCGATGAACAAGGCCGCCCGGATGGCCGCCATGGCCAAGAGCAAGGATCCCCTGAAGATGGCCACCGGCATGCGCGACATGGGCCTCATGGAGCGCATGGAGTCGCTCGAGTCCTACGCCGGCGCGTTCACCGGCGGCGACCTCACGGGCCTCGGAGAGCACGTCGCCAAGCAGCTCGGCGTTTCCGAGGCCGAGTATAAGGCGATCATAGCCCTCAAGGACAACATGGGGGATCTTACCTCCCAGGTCCGCAAGACCGGACGTACGTCCAGCGTCTCGCTCAACAACAACCTCAAGAAGATGATGGGGTTCGACAAGAAGGGCCTGATAGCCGGATCTAAGGAGGAGAAGGAGAACGAGGAGGCCTTCGAGGCCGCCATGAAGAAGCTCCCCCAGAAGGACCTCGAGGACAAGCTCAAGGAGGCCTCCATCTCCCAGACCGAGGCCGACCTGCAGATCGCCAAGGGCGACGAAGGCCACAAGCAGTCCCTCGAGGAGCTCACCACGGACAACGTCAACGCGACCACGTCGATCGGCGAGCAGATCGAGAACGTCATCAAGGTCCTCCTCCAGAAGCTCTACTTCATATTCGACGAGGTGCTCGGGCTGGTCGGGAGCCTCTACGACGCGCTGCCCGGATGGATATCGCATAAATACCCGGCGGAGGCCAAGCAGCTGGACAAGTGGACGAAGATGGCGTCCGAGGACAAGAGAATATCCTCGGAGGGCCTCGACTACTACAAGAAGATGAACTCGCAGCTGAAGGACCAGGTCGCCTCCGGCGCGTCCTCTGAGAGCATCCTTCAGCAGAACAAGGACGCCCTGATGAAGATGGGCCTTACCTTCAAGAAGAACACCGACGGCCAGCTCGTGGCCACCAAGGCGAGCAAGGACATGCAGGCCTCGATCCTCCGCGACTCCGGGATGTCCGAGGAGAAAATCGAGAAGTTCCAGACGGCCGCCGAGAACTTCGACATGGCGACCACGACCGACATGATGCAGGACATGAATCCGGCCCAGATGGCGAAGCTCGTCAGCAGCGCCGGGTACCAGGTGGCCAAGGGCATGAAGGACACCGACATTGGAACCGGCGTGTCGGCCAAGGTCAACCCGGTCAAGGAGCGCCGAGAGAAGGCGCTGAACGATCAGGACAAGAGGACCGCCGAGCTCTATGGCGCCAGCGCCGACCAGATGCAGAAGATGGGCCTGGCGGCCGCCGATCCGAAGTCCGGAGATCCGGGGTTCATCGGCCCTCCCCTGCCCCCCGGGGCGGCCGCGGCGGACAAGAAGGGCGTCACCAAGGAAGAGCTTAAGGCAATCCAGGCCGTAGCCCCGTCGGCCGCCGTCGGGGCTCCCGGCGCTCCGCCTGGCGCTCCGCCTGGCGCCGCGTCGAAGACGCCGGAGCCCCCTCCGGGCCACGACGCCCAGATCAAGATCATGGAGGACTCAGGCAAGTCCCAGGAGGAGGTCGCCAAGTACGCCGCGGACGACTTCCAGAACACGTCGGACCTGCTGTCCCTCATGAAGAAGGGCATCAAGTTCGAGGACTCGTGGATGAAGAACAAGTATGCGAACGTCCTGAAGACGTCCACGCTCGACTCATTCAGGACCGCCCTCCTCGAGTTCGCCGTCATCGAGGCCAAGATGGGCGACGAGTCCTTCAAGAAGTCCCTCGCCGCCAGCGGCGAGGACCTGCTGGGCTCCGGGCTCCAGCTGAAGGACCTGGCGGGGGCGGGCTCCGGGGAGAACGACATCAAGAACATGATCGACAAGGCCAAGAGCCATGCGACCGGCCTCATGGGCGTTCCGTACGACAACTACCTTGCCAGCCTCCACAAGGGCGAGATCGTCATGCCGGCGAGCGACGCCCGCGTCGCCGGAAAGGGCGGCGGGGGCGGGAAGACGACGAACGTGGTCGTCTACGCCCAGGGCGTGCCCGCTAGCGAGGTAGCCCGTCGGATCGGTCAGATAGCCAATACTGACTAGTCCTTTAATGCTCATCCCATGAGATGGGATGGACGATCTATTGCCATGTGCACGTCGAGTCAGGCCGTCTCTACGTTGGACTGACGAAAATGACCGTCCTTCAACGGTGGAATCGTCACGTCTACAATTCCAATCGGACAGGCAGTAAGAAGTTCGTCACTTCGCACTTTGCGAATGCTATCCGTGTCTATGGGAAGGACGCTTTCACACATCACGTCCTCGGGGTCTGTCATGATCTTGAGGAAGCGAATCTCGTGGAGGAGGTCTGGATCTTCCTCCTGAACACCAGGGACCCTCAATTCGGGTTCAATATTGCAAAGGGCGGCAGTCATGCTCCGCATCCGATCCGCAACCCATGGGACCGTCCCGAGTACCGGGAAAAGGCGGTCGCCGCGGCGAAAGCCAAATGGAAGGATCCGGAATTTCGTTCGAAGCAGGAGGCTCGAGACTTTTCCCACCTTCAGTCCCGTGAAGCCCGTGGAGCCGCCTCAGCCACCCGCTCTACGCCGGAGTCCAAGGTCAGGCGGGTGGCCGCATCAAAGGCCGTTCTTGCGCGCCCGGACGTCCGGGAGAAGCTCTCGGCCGTGTACGCTGATCCGGAGCGCCTGAAAGCTATGAGCGAAGCGTCCAAGGCCGCCCATGCTCGTCCCGACGTCAAAGCGAGGGTCGCCGCGGCCTCCAGGGCATCGAACGCGCGGCCGGAGGTGAAGGCCAGGATCTCTAGCTCCTCAAAGGCCCTCTGGAGGGATACCGGTTACGCCTCGAGGGTAGCCTCCAGGACCGTCTCCGACGAGACCCGTTCGAGGATGTCCGCGGCCTCCTCCACTCCGGAGAATCTGGAGAGACTGAATTCCGTGAGGGCGTCCCGTGACCCGGAAGTTCGTTCCAGGATCTCCGCCTCCCTGAAGGCCACACTCGACGATCCGGAGCGGAAGGCGAGGCTGTCAGAGATCTCCCGGTCTCGATGGGAAGACCCTGCCTACCGCGCGAGGATGACCGAGGTTCTCTCGGCAGCCAACGCCGCCCGTCCTGTCCAGACTCGCTGCAAGAGAGGCCACTCCATGGAGGATGCGCGCGTTCGACGCGACGGGCGGCGTCTTTGCCGGATCTGCTCCAGGCTCCGGAAGGCAGGTTATCGGGCTTCCGCACCTGTCGCCTAGACTCGCGCTCTTTTTTGAGTACGGTGGAATGACATGCCCGCGAAGGTAGGACTCCCGTACAGGCCGAATCCGAAGGCCGACGACAAGAACACCAGCTACAGCCCTAGGCGCGGCCGCCCCATACTCTTCCAGATCTCGGTCCCCGGGAGCCTCCAGCCCCTCTTTCCGTTCATGCTCGCCCTCCACACGAACCCGGGCTCCCTCGAGGAGCACATGGCGAAGACGAAGAACGTCGTCCCGACCTACGGCGGTTTCGTCGAGTTTGTCTGGCCCGACGAGCTTACGACCCTGTCCGCCTCCCACTCGACCGGGGCCTTCCTCACTCCGGACTCCGGCCTCACGGCGGGATCCGACACCAGGACCGCCGGCGGAGGCTCCACGGGCCGTAGGAACTCCATGGCCTGGGAGCGGCAGGAGGACCTCCTCGAGGTTTTTCACAACAACGGCGTGGTGTTCGACGGGAACGGCCTGCCCGCGATTCGCGGGAAGGTCATGATGATCTACGACCGCGGGATGTTCCTGGGTCACTTCACGACGTTCGAGGTGGACGAGTCCGACGACAAGCCCTGGTCCTTCGAGCTCACGTGGGAGTTCCGCGCGGAGCAGACTGTCTACAGCTTCCCGGTCGAGTCCTCGGACGTGGGGACGGAGGAGGGCTGATATGAGCAGGACTGAGGACGGCCCTCTGTCGGCCAACGATGTCTTCGACGGCATTGTCTTCTCCAGGGTCACGAACCTGAGCCAGATGAGGGCCCTCTTCGGCCAGAGGGACGTCGGCGCCGCCCTCATCGGCGGCGACAGGTACGGGACTCTGTCGGGGGCGAGGACGTCGGTGAAGCCGTTCATCGTCGGATTCATAACCCCGGACGTCCTCGTAAACTTCGTCCCCGTAAAGCTCAGCCAGGTCGAGGAGAAGACCGCCGCCGCCGCCCCGAAGACGAGCGACGAGCCGGTGAAGGATCCGAAGACCCTCTTCATAGACCACCCTCCGTCCTTCTACGCCAAGCTCAAGCAGGTCGCCGACAACATACACGCGAACCCCGAGGACCTCCTGGCCTGCCTCACGTCGGAGAGCGGCTTGAACGCTCAGGCGACGAACTTCGTCCGCGGCAAGGACGGGAAGGTTACGAAGGGCCTGCAGGCCCTCGGTCTGAACCAGATCACCCCGTCCGCCCAGAAGGCGTCGGGCATGACGGACTCCTTCTGGCGGAACGACTACGGGAAGCTGACCGCCGAGCAGCAGCTCCCGTACGTCGAGAGGTACTTCAAGGCCGTCGGCCACGGCAGGAACTTCAACAACATCGGCGACCTCTACATGGCGAACGCCGCCCCCGGCTTCATCGGGAAGTCCGGCGACATCGTGATCTACACCGGGAACGCCGCCAAGCAGAACCCCGGTCTGGACGCCAACAAGGACGGGAAGATAACCGCCGGGGAGATAAACGACTTCACCGGGAAGGCGAAGAACAGCGGCCTCTACAAGTCGTACCTGGCGGCGTACAAGGCCGCCATAGCCAGCGGGGCGGTCCCGGCCGACGGGACTGCGGCCTCGAAGGGGCCGTCCATCGTGTCCGGCGGAATCATGTCGAACGGCGTCATTACCGACCAGGAGACGGGGGATCCCCTGAACGCCATCGGGAGGAACGTCCAGGCCGCCGATCAAGACCGGATCGACATATCGAACGCCCAGGTGAACGAGCTCCGAGACCAGATACTGAAGGCTAAGAGCGTCCCCTCTCTCGTCCTCCTCGTAAACCCGTCGAAGTTCACGAGGAGCTACGAGCAGACTGTCGACACGGTGAAGGTCAGGCGCGGGTACGCCGTCCATATCTGGAACGAGAGGCCGCCGTCCATATCGTGCAGCGGGGCGACCGCCGCACAGTACGCCTTCAGGTCCGACGGGGAGGGTGGGCTCACCCACTTCAACCGCCTGCATTCGGCCTCGTACAAGAACTTGATGTCCCTGGTCTCCATGTACAGGAACAACGGCCACATCTTCAGGGGCGCCCCGAACCAGGACCCATACAATATGGGCGTTCCGACGATCTCGATGAGCGTCTTCATATACTATGACGACAAGATCTACATCGGATCCTTCGACGACTTCTCCGTGACCGACGACGGCGAGAAGCCATACAACATGTCGTACAGCTTCAAGTTCACGGTCAGGTACGAGATCGACCTGCCGGGCAGCGGCCTCGACAGGGACTTCACCACCGTCCAGGGCTTGACGACGAGGTCGTAATGAGGCAGTCCGCATTCAAGGGGAACTGGGTACCGAACAAGCGCCCCTATGTCGTCCTCACTCCGGACGTGTTTGTCTCCATCCAGGGGGAGACGTCCGTCATCGGTTGCGGCGAGTGCCGGCGAGAGATCAACATCAACGACTACATGACGTCGGTGTCCACCGAGGCGGCCGTCGACTCGGCCCCCGGGAGCGCGACCATCAACCTGTCCGTGCCCGACACCGACATCAACGACTTTTACATCGACGGGCAGCTCGTCATCATTCCGATGATGGAGATAGAGGTGTACGCCAAGGGGTATTTCCTCATCGGAGGGTTCCCCCAGTACTACAGGGTCTTCTGGGGCCTCGTCTCGTCCGTCTCGAAGAGCTGGTCCGGCGGGACCACGACGCTCGCCATAAGCTGTAAGGACATCCTCAGGTGGTGGGAGCTGACCAACGTCACGATCAACCCGGCGTTCACCGAGAGCTTCGGAGGCAGCGCCGGCGGATACCAGCTCTGGCAGAACCAGTTCGCCGCGATGAACCCGTCGACGATCATAATAAAGCTCGCCAAGGAGTCGATGGGGGACTTCTCGATCACCCAGGGATCCTTCACGTCCTTCACTCCGGAGAAGGGTCCCGAGGGTCCGGCCATAGGGGCTTACGCCAAGGACGTCATGGCGTACTGGCAGCTGAAGTTCGCCAACATCTGGAACAGCCTCGTCATCTACGGATCGTCCGGAGAGCTGTACTCGTTCACGGGGGACGGCGACACGGTGTCGCCCGTCAACCTTTCGGCCCAGATGAACAACCAGGAGGAAAAGCTCTCCGGGAACAACCAGGCCACGAGCGTCTTCAAGATCCAGCCGAACGAGATAACCCCGTTCAAGCAGGAGCTATCGAGGGCCGGGGACGTGGAGCTCTTCCAGACCGAGGCTATGTCGAAGCTCTCGATCGCCCAGGCCTGCCGCGATCAGTCCGGGTGGGAGTTCTTCTGCGACCCGAGCGGCGACATAGTCTTCAAGCCCCCGTTCTACAACCTGAACGTCCTTCCGAACAAGCCCATCAGCTGGATACAGAACTATGAGATCA